TTCCTTGTAAACCAGTGATACCTTGAATACCTTGTGTTCCTGTACCTTCAATACCTTGTAAACCTTGAGTTCCTTGTAAACCAGTGATACCTTGAACACCCTGTGTACCAGACCCACTTATACCTTGTAAACCTTGAGTTCCTTGTAAACCAGTGATACCTTGAATACCTTGTGCACCAGACCCTTCTATACCTTGAATACCCTGTGTACCTTGAGTTCCTTGTAAACCAGTAATACCTTGAGCACCGGTTATACCTTGAGCGCCTTGAATACCTTGAGCTCCGCCACCACCACCAGTTGTACCAATATATCTCCAGCCTCTAATATAAAAATCTGTACCATCAGGGTATGTAGCATTACCTCCAGTACTACCAACAGCATTAATTAAATCATTAGATACTAATAATAATCCTTGATCATAATTAAATACCCAACCGGCAACATTACCGGGAGTACCTTCGGAAATTGATTTATCAACCTTTACCGCCGATGCTGTAGTAGGATCACCACTCCATAGCTCAATTTCATATTTATCATTTTTTGCACCGCTTGGGGTTGGTATACTTGCTGGACCAATCCACATATCTTTTCTACCAGATGATGGTGTATTATATGTATTTAATGCATAATAAGTATTAGGGTTAGAACCTACTACCAAAGTCATTCTCGTGGCATTTCTATTTGCTATAGGCGAGTCATTTGGTGAAAAGCCAGTACTAGTACCCCATTCATTTCCTACATAACCATCAAGAGGGTTACCAGGGTTAGTTAATATTAATAAAGATCCAGCTTGACCTTGATCTGATGTAGACGGTTGATTAGCAAGTATTACATTCCAATCAGTTTGGTCAATAAGCCGACCGGTTTTAACCGTAGGTGTATTTTCCAAATTGGATTGATACCAGTAAAAATTTGTATCTGCATCGATAACATTACCAGCCTGTACTTTAAATACTAATTTTCTTACGTCTTGATTGCTAAATCCCATTGGATGCTTTTTTTATTTTTCCGTTTTGATTACTATCAAATCATCTGCCTCTTCCATATTGGAATCATACTCTAAATATTGTGCTACTAAATGTGATAAATCTCTTTTACTAATTTTAAACACCTCTACTTTATCTTCGGATGTTTGTATAGACAAGTTACATACTTGAGAGTCTTTATTTATCTTTAATACTAATTTATGTTCAAATTTACTTTTCATCGGTTATTGTATTATTTATTTAAGATACAAATATGTATTGTATCTGATCAAGTTTTATTGTACGGTCTATTAATTGTATTTCTACATAAAATCCACCAACAGCAACATTAGAAGAATTACCGAAGGTAAACTTACCAGTGTTACCGGAAGATGTTGATTTCATCATTCTTGTTTGAATAGTATCCAAACCTGTATATGCTATAGGTATAGTACCAGGTGGTATCCAACCGCCTGCGCTCCACGCACCACTAAGATAACCTCCATGTAATGCTAGAGCATATTGACCATTGTTCGTTGGGTATGCAGTACCTGGTGCACCATCCTGGTATGTTGGTAAAAATGTATAATTACTACCCGTATTTGGATCTGGTCCTAATGCCGGATTAGTATTAGATCCTACAGGAAATACATAAATTTTCATTTCATTATTTATTAATGCATCTGTAAAGTTTGCACTTACACCGGAATCTCCGCTAAATACTAAATCAAAATCTACACAACTAGTTCCAAATAGTCTGTGAAATATTGGAGTATTACCCATTGTATTATAATTAGGATTACCTGAAGGTTCATAATTACTTAAGTCACTGGATATAATAGTAGCAGGTTGTGCAGAATTACCAAGGTCAGCATAAAAATCAGATGCAGCAATACCCTGACCTCCAACATAACATAAATTCTCTACTGTTGAAGCAGATCTAGAATTTGGTGGCTGTGCAGGATCTAATAATGATAATCCACTATTCCAACCTGAATATGTAGTACCGGTAGAATCTCTAAATAGTCTTTGATTTTCGCCATTAAAATATTCAAATGTATTTGTAGAAGTTTGAGAGTTTACGTCAATTAAAAGTTTTCTATCACCAGATGTAGAAGGCCCTACATTTCCAGACCATGGGTCATTAACTCTAACATCAGCTTCACCACCAATAGATCTAAATCTATAAGATGAGTTAGCAATAGTAAATGAATTAGTATTACTAAGATAGTCTATATCAGTACCATCCCAATCATTATCAAGACCAACATTAGTAGTTAAGTTACCGTTTATTGTATTATATGAAGTATCTGATAAGTTTAATGTAGATGCTGACCAATCATATAATCTTAATAAAATATTATTTGCATTTATGCTATTTCCATTTAATAAGTTAATACCATCTACACCTACTTGTATATTTGTACCATTTGTATAATAAGTTATACCACTTATGTTTTTGGTAGATGCTGATGTTACTACTGGATTATTTACAGTAGTTCCTGATAAGTTAGGTGTATTTGGGTTACCATCAGCAAACACCGTATAACTAAATGAAGCTGGTAAATCTGGGGAAGGTGGATCTACTGCCACACCACTAGTATCAGCTGTCATATCAAGTTGTACTGTAAACTTACCACCATCCCTAGGTTGTGTAGCATTATTAAATATACCTGCAGCGGCTCCTGGTGCTACATTAGTTGCACCCATTATTGTTTCAACTTTTATACTTGCTTCATATACATCTTGTGGATTATAAGGGTTAATGATAGTATTATAATCTGCTATTGTAATAACAATATCACCACTCGTACTTACAAAAGTACCATTACCTGTAATATTAGTTATTGTATGTGAATCCATAACTGTTGTTCCATCACCGTCAAATACTTGTACAACGATCTCACTATCACCGTTTCCAGCAATTCCACCAAAACCTCTTACTTTAATTGGTGCTGCCGTGTTACCAGTTCCAAATAATATAGCTTCATCGGTTGATTGGCGATATACACTTCTTAATGTATTGCTATTAGACCAACCTCCATCCGCAAAATTACCACCATCTCTCACGCCAGCAAATGGTTGATTAGGTATTGCTATCCTTTCACTTTGCGGATTATTATCTTCAGCAACCGTTGCACTCACGGCTCCAGTTGCTACATTTCTATTAAAATAATTAGGATATACTGGAGGAGGTGGAGCAGGGAAGAACACATTTACTTGTGTATTGTCATTAAAATCTTCTATTGCAAATACTGTTCCATTATCATCACCATCAACAAAATTAAATTTTGAATATGTGCCTGATAAAAAAGTAGGAGAACTTCCATCGTCTACAGAGTTTGCTACTGTGATAGCAGAACCAGATCCACTTATACCTTGAACACCCTGTAAACCAGTAATACCTTGAACACCTTGTGTCCCAGAGCCAGTAATACCTTGAATACCTTGAATACCTTGAATACTTGCTCCTTGTAACCCTGTTGCACCTTGAATACCTTGCGTTCCTATACCTTCAATACCCTGTAAACCTTGGGTTCCTTGTAAACCAGTGATACCTTGAATACCTTGAGTTCCTGTACCTTCAATACCTTGTAAACCTTGCGTTCCTTGTAAACCAGTGATACCTTGAATACCTTGAGTTCCTGTACCTTCAATACCTTGTAAACCTTGGGTTCCTTGTAAACCCGTGATACCTTGAATACCTTGAGTTCCTGAACCAGTTATACCTTGTGTACCTTGAGTTCCTTGTAAACCAGTTATACCCTGAATACCTTGAGTTCCTGAACCAGTTATACCTTGCGTACCTTGAGTTCCTTGTAAACCAGTTATACCTTGAATACCTTGTGTACCTGAACCAGTGATACCTTGTAAACCTTGAGTTCCTTGTAAACCAGTAATACCTTGAATACCTTGAGTTCCTGAACCAGTGATACCTTGTAAACCTTGAGTTCCTTGAATACCTTGTAAACCAGTAATACCTTGAATACCTTGAGTTCCTGAACCAGTGATACCTTGTAAACCTTGAGTTCCTTGTAAACCAGTAATACCTTGAATACCTTGAGTTCCTGAACCAGTGATACCTTGTGTACCTTGAGTTCCTTGTAAACCAGTGATACCTTGAATACCTTGGGCTCCACCGCCTTGTAATCCTTGTGTTCCTTGTATTCCTTGTATACCAGCACCAGTGATACCTTGAATACCTTGAGTACCCTGTGTTCCTTGTGGGCCACTACCAGAGGTAATAGCTACTTCAATGTTTTCATTACCTGTACCTGATCCTATAACACTTACACCAGTTCCTGTAAAATCTATCTTTTTAACATCGGTAGTTACTGATACGCCTTCATCTTCTATTTCTATTGCAGAACCACCACCACCGCCAGATGTACCGATATATCTAAAACCTGTTATATAAAAATCAAAACCTCCTGGGAATAGGAATGAATATGCTGGGTTGCTAATTAATGTCTGTAAATAATCAGATATAAAAAGTAACCCTTGATCATAATTAAATACCCACCCTACATATTCAGGCTGAGAGCCTTGTCCTAGTGTTGGAAATACTTGTGCAAAAGGGCCTGGCCCTGCAGGATTACCACTCCATAATGTAATCTGATATCCGCCTGAAGGTTCTCCTGATGCCTGTGGTCTAGATGCAGGTAAAATCCAATCTCTCCTAAAACCGGAGGTAGGATCATTATAAGTATTATAAGCAACAAATGTAGAATTATTTAAATTATATACTTGTGTTAATCTTATTGCATTACTTGCACTACTATCATCTTGAATAATAGTTGGATTTGCTATTGCCGCGTTTTGTGCGTCAGCTACTGAAGAGGCAGAAGGAATAGATTGATATTGTGATAATATTCTCTCGGGTGCCTTAACATTAGGCTCGAATGCTAAAGTTGATTCATACCATCGTTTACCTGCGGATGCGTCAATGACACCACCTGCCTGTACTTTAAAGGTTAGCTTATTAACTTCATTTATAGAAAATCCTGCCATTTGATTAGTTTCTTTTTATATTTATTCAATATTATATTTTACACAGATCCACCGGACTCAAAAGTAGGTGATCCTGAACTAAATATTATTTTTGCGGATATACCGCTTAGTTTAATTTCTTCATCAATTAAATGGACCTCAGTATAAAAACCATCAATTGGTGACGGTATCGAACCAAAACTACAGTCTATGACATTTGGCGTTGGTGTTGCTATCGTTGTTCTTATTTGAGAGCTATATGTAGTAAAATCATCAACTGAAGCAGGTGGGTCTTGTGTAAGACCTACAAATATAGGACCATGAACAGAATATGGTATTGCATTATATCCAATGTTACCACCACTACCAGAAGTACCTAACGGCCTAACATATATTAACATCTTATTACTGCTTAAGGCCGCGAGTGCATCAGCACTAGTCCCAAAATCTCCAGAAAAAGTTAATTCAAATGAACTAAATGGTCTATTAAGGTTAGATGCCGATACTTCGAATAATCTATGATAAGTTGGAGTAACTTGATATCCTACTCCACTGTAATCAGGATTAGGCCCACCAACATTAGGTGCAAACAAAGATAGGTCAGCTATTAATGTTCCAACCGCAGGTGAATTACCATCATCAGCATAAAATTTATCTGGCCTAACTAAAGTACCTCCTACTACAGCAGACTGGCAAAATGGGCCAGTGGATATAGCTGATGTTGTTTGATTTGCTAAACCTGATGGTGTTAGTGTAGCGGATGAAACTATTGGTTGATAAGTACCTCCACTTCTTGTTAATCTTTCTGCTTCATCATCAAACCGTTCAGTTAATTTATCACTTGTTGTACTGTAGGTATCTATTAGAATTGCTGATGTGTTAGAATTTACAAAGCCTGAATCTGACCAAGGATCATATGCCTTTGATTTTATAATAGCATCAGAATTTCTAAACCTCCAATTAGTAGCAGTAATATCCCACTCGTCATAATCAATACTTATTCCACTTACATTATAATCATTAGACCAACCTGATAAATTAAACCCACTAGGCCAAGTGGCAGAATTCCATGCAGGTTCTTGTACAGGGCTTAAGCCATAATCGGAACCTTCTACTAATAAATTATAATTAGACGCACCACCTTGCCCTTGTGTATTACTATTAAGTTTATCAATCGCGTTAACATTTATAACAAACCGAGAATTAAGATCATAATATTGTACACCGCTTAAGTATTTAGTAATTACAGACGGTGCATTAGGGGATGGGTTAATTACAACGTTACCATTAATTTCTGGTGTAGATGGATAAGAACCATCATTATTAGCATCCCAGAAAATATCAGGTTGATTATAAACATATTGAGCACCACTATCAGTAGTTGAATCAGTTGTCATAGTGCACTTAACATGAAATCTTCCACCGCTTCTTCCGGCTAATGTAAAGATATCTCCAATGTTTACTGTAATTTGAACATCTGCCTTTTTTCTATTAGCGTCATTTTGAAAATTAGTTATGCCAACACTTATTCTATTTCCAGGTGAATTATATGATCCTGCTGCAAATATAACACCTGTTGTAAAATCCTCCAATTCATAAACACCATCGGCATCATACACAATAACATTAAATGTAGCATTTCCAGTAGCATCATTACTAAACCCTGTCACCTGGCCACCCGTAGTAAATGTAATTGGTGCGGAAGTTGATGGATCAATACTATTAAAAGCAGGGTGATTAGATCCTGCCCAACCACCTGTACTAAAAGGAACGCCTTCAGATTGTGGATCGCTTATTCTTATCGATGCACTTCTTGTAAAACCGCCTTCTGAAACTATACCGTTCGTACTACCATCGGTAGTGTTAAAATGAGAAGCAAATGTTGGTACTGGTATAAAGACATTTACAGTACCTGGTGTTCCACTATCTTGTGCTAATACATCAGCACCAATAAAATTAATAGTTTTATATGTACCTATGTCAATACCCTCATCTTTAATATGTAAACCTGCAAATGTTAATTTATTATTTCCATCTACAATAAGGTTTGTTTGTGAAGTATCTAAATTAATTGATATTTCTTCATCAGATCCAATTGGCGTTAATTTAATACCTGAACCTGCAGTAACAGTATCACCACCACCGCCACCTAAGCTATTTATAGTTATAGTATCACCAGCAGCAGTACTAACTTTAACTAATTGTATATCAGTTCCACCTACTAATATAGGATTATATGATGCATCAATAAAATCATATAGTGTAGTCTGAGTGATTAAATCACCTGCTTCAAATAATAGTTTTAATTGATCTTTTGCTAGTACTGGCATTATACATTATTTATTTTACTTGAAGAAGATCCATAAACTTATCAAACGATAAAAGTAATACTTTCTTCTTTTTCTTCTTTTTTCCTTCAGGTGAATCTCCGCTACCAACCTTTTGTGTAGCAAAAGAATTTGCAGAACCAGGATCTCCAGGAAGCTCAACTGCTCCCATATCCTGTACATTCATATTAGGATTTAGTCCAACAGCACCTGCTTCATTTTCATTAATTAAATTATCCACTATTTAATGTTTTGTTTAAACCATCGGTCCATCCAGCTTTTGAGTTCTCTTTGTGCAGGTTTAATATCAGATGGCTCTGTCATAGGACCGTCTTTCCAAGCATCCCATAAAGTTTTAATCTTACCTAAAGCATTTGCGATTTCAATTGAATCCATAGACTCAATGTATTCTTCATTGACCTCAGTAGATTCATTTACTGAAAATTCATTTAATCCTTTTAAATTTTTCATATTGTTATTTTCTTTTATTGGTTCTAATATATTTTGTAATGGCTTATAAAAACTGTGTATACTTTTAGGAGTCATTTTCTTAAAAGTCTTTTCATCATCTATCTTTAATGCATTACGAACTTTAGATGCTGAGATGTTATCGTCAGTTCTAAAAATTTCATATCCTTTAAAATCAGGATCTACTCCTAATTGATCTCGGTATGATTGTTTGTCAATCATTGCACCGTATGATTTTTTTCTATCCGTCCCATATCCCCACATCACAGGTTCATAAGCAGGCCTTGCAGCTGCAAACATTGTGTCAATTGAACCGTTAGGAACTACAATAGCAGTTTCTAAAAATGGATATTGTTTTGCCATCTTAGCAAACATTGCTTGTTGCATTTCTTCATCAAACGGTCTTTTCTCAGGGTCGTTGTTTTTTCCTCTAACTAAAAATACAACTACAGGTTTTCCATTTTCTTTATACATTTTTTCAAATACTTTAACATGACCTAATGTAAAAGGTTGGAATCTACCAACAAACATATTAACCTTTTTCTTACCTTGTTCTTTATGAGGAACTTTTAAAGCTTCGTTAATTGGAGCGGTTGCAGTTCTTACTCTATGACCATAAGGAGATAAAGAATATCTCTTAATACCAGTTTCATCTTCGCTAATATTAAATAATCCTACATTTCTTTTAAGCCATCTTTTGTGAGCCTTTATTTCAGATAAGATATTATTAACTTCATCCTCGGTTAAATGACCATCAGCAATGGCATCTAAAATAGCAGAACGAACCCTGGCAGCAGTAGATACATTTTTAGCTGGATGCTTTTCAGTATATCTCCTCTTAACAGTAACTCTTTTTTCTGTTATAAACGATTCTATGTCCTTTAAATTTCTCATCTATATATCTATATATTTATTTCTCAATTTTAATACCCATGTTAGCATTAAAAGGGTTGCTCATTGAGCCTTTCTGTTCAAATGCAAACTTTGCAGATGAAAATGGAACAGTTTTAAATTGGAATAAACCTTTTTTAACTAATACATCTAAATACAGCTGCTTAACATCGGTTACTATTTGTGAGTACTGTGTTAATTGTGAAGTATATTTTTTATTAAGTATTTTTGTAGCCTCAACCATTAATGGATAAAATACTATCCCAACTCTATTTTTACCTAGTGCTGTATATCCATCGTAAGCGGCGTTTAATTTTTTGTCATTCCAAGCCATTCCTGCTTTTGTCCATAAATTATTTAAAAACTCTTTAAATTTATTTTCGTCTAAATGTAATTCATCTAAAAAAGATACTACCGAGTCTTGTGTTAATAAATCAGGTTGAAGATTAGATTGTTTTGTTAAATACCAATAACCTGAGTTATTATCATCAGGAATGTTTACATTACATAAATTCATAACAGTATTGTAAATACTACTTCTTGCTAATTTACGAGGATTTGTCCATACCTTTATTACATTGTTATAAAAATCTTTTTCTTGTATAGTGTCAAAATCTAACTTATCATCTAAATACATTGATGATATTCTTTGAATAATAGTATCACCACTAGGAGTACCGCCTTTGCCTGCCTTTGATGATATACTATAATTATCAAAGTAAAAATCAACTAACTTTTCATTAGAATTTTTTGGATATCTTATACCTGCACCAGAATCTTTTAATAAATTAAATAACATAAACCCACCTAACACTTCACCATAATCATTTTGAAAGTTTTTAATTGAGATTGCATCTATCCCTTCAAATAAAGATTCAGTAATTAAATAGCTTAAACTTTGAGTAGGTGCGTTTGCATATTTTTTAAAATCGGTAAATTTATCAAGGTTACTTCCGTTTTCTATAACCTCACGAGTAGATGCCAAGATAAAGTTTTTATAATTATCTGGTAATTTACTAGAGTTTATGTATCGTTCTACTTTTGAATATAATGCAGTACTATTCTGGTATTCATGTTTAGGTAAACCCATCCTATCTGGTGTTAAATCTTTTTTACCTATAATAGCGGCTTCTCCTGTTTTCTTAGAAATTTTATATCTATTAGTTATTATAAAAAACTCGCTAGGGGAATATTCTTGCCCTAATTTATTAGATGTAGGTTTTTTAATGTTAATTTTATATGCATTGTAATCAGAAGATATTACACCAATAGGTAACATTTCTATTTCATACGTACCTTTCTTTAGTCCTGATTTTAATAAAAATTTGTCTATACTTAATTCTGCTGCCCCGTCATTAGCACCAAAGTTTGCACGAAGAACTTCTCCAGTATCACCCTTTCTACTTGACACACCTGCAGTATCAGTAGACTTCATAATAGATTTAAATTGCTTTTTCCAAAATTCCTCTACTGATTTTTTTGTAATCTTTCTTGCTTCTATTATTACATCAACCTTTCCTATATTAATAAAATTGTTATAGTCTAATACTTTATCTTCAATTAATAATTCTTCAGCATTAGGTAAAAGAGATTCATTGGTAGATTTAATTTTTAAGTAATCATCAAAAGTTTTAAACTTGCTATCTTCTTTTGCTTGGATTACATTATTTACTTTATCTACCATTTTATTAAAATCTTCAATAACCGATGGTGTCATGATATTACCGGTGTTCTTTCTTTTCTTTTTTAAAGAGCCTAGCATTATTTTAAAAAGATCTTTTAATTTAGGGTTGCTATTTAATATATCCTTGGTTCTTTGGCTTGGTATTAATTCTGTATTTAAACTAAACTCTTCTCCCTTTGCAAAATCTGCCTTTTCAATATCAACTTTTGTAATATCCTTTCCTCTTTTGGTTACATAGTCATTGAATATATTTGAGACTAATTCAATATATCTGTTATCCTCAGTGTCACCTAATATTTCATGCTTCTTAATACCTCTTTCTTCTATAAATGCCAAAAGATCTAATAAAATTATTTCATTAATATCAGCAGGAGCCTTTCTCATGTCAATAGGTTCCTTTTCTTTCATTAAGTTAATCGTATAAGGATCTATTAATTTAGCAGCAATGACTTGCTTTGTGCCTGATTTGTAAAATTTAAATATTATAGATTCAATAGGTTTTTTAAGATCATTTTGTAGTGTTGTGGATTGAATACTAGGGTTTAATATTCTAAGTAAATATTCAGCAAACGAATTGGTACTAAAAATTTCAGACTGATCTTCTTTTGGTGTTTCTAAAAACTCCTTAATCTTTTTCTTTTGGTCTTCTGTTAAATAACCTTTAAATAATGGAAGTAGTGGAGTAACACCTAAAGCGTTTGCCCAATCCTTAATTACTCTAGGATCTTCTATAACCTTTGTAACTTTACCTGCCGATGACATAACCTTAATGTGAGTGAGTACTAAATTATTTTTAGGTAGCCTATCATAAGTAATAATACCAGGATTAGTATTTACAAAATATTGAAAACAGAACTTCCAATTCTCAGGAATAGAAGAAAGATTTTTATTAGCTATTGATTTTATATAACTAATAGGCTTCTCATAGTAAACCATTATGGTTCTATCAATTAGATTAATAGGTCTTTGATTTCCGCCTTTATAAAAGGTAATTCCTTCACCGTCTTTTTTAAATGAAAACGAAGAACCTGATAGTTTTTCTGAAACTACAAGATAATCCTTAAAAAGATCTTCTATTAATTGTTGCCCTGCATCTTTATAAATCTGAGTTAACTCTTTCATTTGCTTATTTTATATTGTCAATTTATATATTCTTTAGTTTAATAGCTATATAAAAAAAGGATAGCATAATACCTACCCCTTATCTTACTCTATTATCTTCAGAGTATATACAAATATCACAAACGTTAACTCTTAATACAGGTGATTAAAATAGGTGTAACTGTTGTTTATCTACCGTATTTAATTATACCTAAAAGTTGATTAAGTGGGGCAAAAGCACCAGTTAGTTTATAGAGCTTACCGTTATATCTGAATACAATACCTTCACTTGGATAAATTGAATCTAAACCACCAATCCTATCTAATTTAGCAAGTAGGTCTTCAACTCTTTTAATTTGATCAACACCACCACCTTTTCTTATCTTAGTAGTTTCTTTATCTAAATATGCTCTTAGTCTTTGTGCTTCATCAGATGGGTTAGCTGCTACAAAATTATTTGCATTTTTAATTATAGTAGCACCAAGCTCTAGAAACAGATCTTCGAAAGGTTTAATGTTTTCTTTATACTTTTTCTTAACATCTTCTTTATCATACTTTTTAACTAAAGCAGCCTCATCTTTACCAATCTGCTTAGCAAGAGATCTCATATTTAAACTCTTTTTATCTCCGTATGCCCAACGCCTTAAAAGTCCTTCCTTTACATCCTGTGATAGGTTAGGAAAATCGGCATCTATCAATTCTCTCCACCACATTTCATGGTACCTTGATACCTCATCACTATCACCTAAGCCGTATCTTCTCTGTAGTGCAGTTACCTTATTATCGAATTTTTTCTGATTTGTACTAAAATCAACATCTTTTTGTAATTGTAGAATTCTAGGTGGGATAATTCTAAAGGTCTTACCTATATTAGATTTTACCTTTGATAAGATTTGCGGAATCTCCTTGGCAGGTCTACTATCAGTATCCAAAATATTTCCATCACCATCGGTTTTTGTAATATTATGAAATTGGATAACATCGGTATCATAATTAATTACATTAGGATTTTTTGAATAGATAAGCTCCATGTTCATAAAGTTCTTACCGTTATCAAATATTTCTTCCTGTTTAGCTTGAGGTAACTTAGATAAAAGATTGGCTAAATCCTTTGCAGCAAATACAAAAGTTTCACCAACAAGTGGAACTGAATGAGCCTCAAACTTAGAAACGAATTGATCAAGGCTCATTGGGTTTTTAGTATCACCAGTATTTCTGGCAAACATAACCTTACCATCCTTCATAGTAACAAAAAGATTTTGGCCATCAGTTTTTTCAATCGGCTCTTCTTCAAAGTTTAATTCACCTCTAAGACCAGCGTCAATAATTTTTCTAAAATCACCAAAAGTTAAACCCTTATCGTCATAAGGATGGCTCATGTGACCAGCAGCACCACCTTCAAAAAGAAATGGCTGACTTTTGTCAGTCAGCCATTCTTCAAACAGTTTTATATGTTTCATTAAATTTGTTTATTTGTTATGATCCCATTGTAGATTGTAAAGCTCCAACCATTGCTCCATAATCTTCACCATACTTCTTGAGTAATCCTTCAGCAGTTTCAGTTGCTTTAGTTTCATCAAAGTCATCTCCAAATGCATCTTTTAGAATTGCCATTGCATATTCTTTAAATTCATCAGCAGAGGTAATATCCTTTTCATTAATCTTAGCTTCACCAACTAATGCTTCACCTTTTGATTCAGGCTGTACTTTTACTTTACCCATATTCATTATGTCTCCAGCAATACCTGCGGCAGATTCAGAACCATCGCCCATTTCTGCAGGAACTTCAGTAGCATCATTAAGATCATCAGCTTCACCTTTTACTTCAGTTGTAATATTTTGATCTTTAGTAACTAATTCTTCGCCTTTTGATTCAGGTTGTACTTTTACTTTACCCATATCCATTATATCACCCGCGATACCAGCAGCAGTTTCAGAACCATCGCCTTTTTCTGCAGGAATAGCAAGACCATCATCTCCAGCTTCTTCATCAGCAATTTCATCACCTTCTACTTTAGTAATTACTTCACCAACAGCTTCTTCAACAGCTTCTTCTTCCTCAGCTTCTATTTCTTCTTCTTCTACATCTTCATATGATTCTGTTACGAAATTTGAAAAAGACATAATTCTTGATTCATCTTTCTTTTCTTCTTCTTCATCGTATTCAACATCTTTCTTTAATGCATCAATTTCAGAGTCATCAGATTTAACAGCTCCTTTATAATGATCAGCTTTTTCTTTGTCATCCTCAGAATCAACTTTCTTATCACCTTTATCTTCTAGCTCATCCCCTTCCTTTTCATCTTCCATTCCTTTATCCTCATCACCTTCAGACAGAGTATCGGCAGATGCAGAAACAACAGAATAATCTTCTGGTTCTTCAGCATCATCAGAATATTTGATATTCTTATTTACAGTAACTTCTTTTTCTTTAATAAAATCTTCAAAGGCCATAATTCTTCTAGTAGCAGCTGGTGTTTCTTCTTCCTCAGCAGCAACATCAACACCATCTTCATCTTCAACTTCATCAGCTTCAGCAGGAACCTCAGCAGTAATTTCAGGATCATCAGATACCTTATCACCTGCTTTATCTTCTATATCTTTAGGTTCGCCTTTAGCTAATACTTCATCTTCGATATCTTTTGCAGCATCTTCTTCAACTTCATCAGTTTCAGCAACTTCACCAGATGCACCAGTTTCTTTATCTTCTTCCTTTTCGCCTTCTTCACCTTCTAATGATTTAGGCTCGCCTTTCTTTTTAACTTCATCAGCTATATCTTCGGCTCTATCTTCTTCAAGCTCATCTTCAGAGATATCTTGTTTAGGAGTAAAATCCTTTAATAAACCTTCTAATTTAGTTAGAAGATTTTTTTCTTTCTTTAATTCGTCAACGCTTTCGTAACCGAGTTTTTTAACAAGATCCATTACTGCATCGTGATTAACATCTGCCGATTCATTAATTGAACCTTCGGCCTTTGTCATCATTGAAAACTTTTTGATTGGTTTCATTATAATTATCTTTTTTTGATTCTTTTTTTATATATCCATCTCTCATGAGAAAGATATTCTATATTAGTATCTAACATTCTGTACTTCGAATGGGAACTTTTCCTCTTTATAAATTTTTCTTCTTTCCATGCCATGCCTATATATGTAATTTACCCAGTCATGATCATCTACTTTATATCTAAAATCATCAATAAAGTCATATATTTTTACTACGTCTTTAGATGAGTGCTTTCTTAATCCTCTACCGATTGATTGTCTAATGATCACTTCTGATTTAAATGATTCAGTAAAAAATATGTTGTGGATATTTTTAATAGATATACCGGTTGAGAATGTACCATATGAAGCTACAATGATAACATCATCATTTTTTTCCATTCTTTTTTTAAACTCTTCCCTAAAATCAGACTTAACAGAACCGTCTACATAATAAACCTTCTTATCCGTTATTGCTCTAAGTTTTTGATATATCTTTTCGCCGTATGCTATTTTATGAAATAATACTAGTGAATTGGATGTAGACTTTTTAATTACTTGACAAACAAAATCTAGTCTCTTTTCACTTTCATTAATAAAATTCTGTTCTAAACTAAATAGCTTCTGTCTATCATACGGATTTTTAGATAGAGATGAGAATGCTTCTTTTTGTGCATCGGTTGCATATTCCATGTGGATTTGTAATACTTTACATTTTGCAATATGACCTTCTTCTTGTAAGTGAGCAGCCTTTACTTGAGTTACTAATGGTCCCATTGCCGACATTAAACTTAGTCTATTTACGGTTCCTCTTTTAGGGATAGTACCACTTAAACCAAATCTATAATCACAATGCCAGCATTTATCCATTATCTTCTGAATTGAGTTTGCTTTTGCTTTATGAGTTTCATCTACAAAGACTGCATCAAATTGGCTAAAGTATTCCTCATCCTTTTTAGTTAATGATTGATAAGTACCTATAACCACATTGGAACTCTTTCGTAATTTTACACCTGCATAAATTTGTTGAATCTTAATAGGTACTCTACCTTTATTATATTCTTCAAAGTCTCCGCTTGCTTGAACCACTAAACTTACATTAGGTACTATCATTAAGATTTTCTTTTTACCTAATTGCTCCATCATATAAGCAACTACCATAAATGAAATTAAAGTTTTACCTGCAGAAGTTGCTAATTCAGCTAAACACCTTCTATACTTTAAGATCTTTATTGCTGCATCAATTTGATAATCTCTAGGCTTAATTTCAGATGTAGCAAAAAACTCATCTACCCAAGATCTAAAGGTTTCTTCATCTATAGAAGTATCAAAAATATCGGTTATGCCGTTTAATGTAAATTGGTAATCGTATTCTTTACATATATCAATTACTTCTTTCCATAGGCCTGCTGGAATTTTATTTCTTTTAATAAATGAAATATTGCCATCCCATACCTTTTTCTTTACTAGAGGGTGAAATCTCCAACCTTCTATTTTCTTAGTAAGACTAGATTTTAACTGTTCATACTCCAATTCGGTACATGAATCAATTACTAAAAACTTTTTATTTTCGGACAGAGATAGTTCCATTAAAATTCCTTATCATCCAGATTAATTCTGTTTCTTATTGCAAATGCCATGTTATCTAATGTCTTAATACATTCATAATAATAATCTATATGAGATTGTAACATATCAATTTGTTGCCTAAGAGATGAAAGATCAGCTTTTATGAATTGGTTCTTTTCACCGTTAGTTAACTTAACATCATAGTTAATTGAATATTCTCGGTATTGCTGTTTGTAATACCTATCCCAGGTGGCGTTCCTTTTATATATGGTAGTTTTAAAATCAGTTACTTTATCTAATAAGATTTGTCTATATGATAACATTCTTACTTGGCACTCGGCCAGCTCATTCATATTCTTCAGTTTAGAAACAAGATCTTTAATCTTTGACTTCCAATCGTTTCTATCTGAAGTTAATCTACCTTCTAATTGCTCGTTAGCTTCCTTTATCTGTGTATCATCAAATGCCATTAAAATATTCCTTTATTATTATTAATCTTTTTGTAATTCTTAATCTTTGGCTGAAACTTCTTTTTAGGTTGAGGTAAAGAAAAGTTACTTTTTACTTCGTCAGTTTCAATCTTTTTAAACTTAGTAAATAATTTAAGCTTTTTCTTGGAAGTTTCTAAGTCATCGTAAAAATCATCAAATTGTTCAGTCACAAAATTATTATAATTTTTTATCATATAAATATAAGATCTAAATGGTTGTTTGTAAAATATTTATCCAACTCATTTAAACACCCAGTCCTATGCTTATATTCATATTTAACTAGATCATTTAAATCTTTTACCTTTTTAGAAGGTATTCTAAAGTCTTTTAAAAACTTGTCCCACATAAAAACAGTATTACCTCTTTTTAGTTTTTGTATCATTTTAGTCTTTCCTTCAATATCATTATCAAAGAAATATCTAACAGTTGGAATCTCATCAAAATCTAATATTTGTTTTTTAACACCAGTAAGACCAATTGTATTTGACATAAAGAATGAATCTATAGGACCCTCAAATACGGTAAACTGTCTACTTAAATCTGTTGTAAGTATACCAAATATCATTGATATTTTATTAAGAGAATCTAATTCTTCTTCTGAAACATTTAAAGGTTTTTTGAGTCTATCATATATTCTTTCAATATTCCATGTTTTATATTTAGGGCCACTATTGTCATCTAATGCTCTTACTTGAAAACCAACAATCTTTCCTTTAGGTGTAAGGTTAAATACATACAATTCCTTTCGTCTTGGGTCATAACCAAACTTTTCAGTTTTATGATGAAGTAATCTACTTTTTAAATAAGGATATGCTCTATATGTTAATGAGTTTATTGGATAGACATTAAAACCTAATGCAACCTCATCAAACGTTAATGATAAATTGTTTGCCATTTCAAATAAATGAAACTCTAAAGTTTCACCTAATGAAAAGTTTTTACGGTTTTCTTTAATAAAATTAATTACATTAATTCTTTCTTCTCCTTCAAAGTTTTCGTTATGGTCTTTTAAGAAGACGTCTAAACTTTCATGTGCTGAACAATTATAGCAATGATATTGTAAATTATTCCAATAAAGATTACCTCTCTTCTTTCTTACCGAATCCGTGGAGTCTCCACAATAAGGGCATGCAAAATTTAATCTTTCCTTACTTTCTAATATTCTTCTTTTCTCAGAGTGAGAATGGTTAGTATGAAGAACTCGGACCACCTTATCGATGATCCGAGCTTTCATTTCAGAAGATATTAATACTTCTGTTGCCATATCATTAAAGATCTAAACCATTAATGAAATCATCAAAATCATCTCCTTTAGAAGAATCTTCTGATTTTGTTTCTGTTGCCGCTGGTGATGCAGATCCTGCAACAGCCGTTTCGGTTACTGACGCCGCTGCCTTTTCAGATTTTGCAGGAGATGGTGCAGCTTGCTTACGAGTCACAGTATCAATAGAAGATCCAGGATTACTAAATTGAGATAGTACACCCATTACTTTATTTCTCTGCTCATCAGTCCATGGGCGATAATCAAAGTTCCCTAATTCAGGTGCATCCTTAATGTAACCAAGAATTGCAGTTCTACCAGCATCATCAGTTGTTACTGATTCTCCGCTGATTTCCATTGCAGTTCTGCTACCTTGGAATTTACTAGAATCATAATTAGGATAACCACCTTTCTTTGAAATTACTAATTCAAAATTCTTTCCTTCAAACGGATCGAATACTTGAGTAGGTTCATCAAACTGTGGATTTAATTCCTCATCAATCTTAGCCTTAATCTTGTAACCAAATTTCATTACTTTAATTTGACCTTCAAGATCTCTGTTTTGTGGATCCTTTACGATTTGAACTAATGCATAAAATACTTCTCTACGCTTAAGTCCCTCTGACATCTTTTTATCTACAGCAGATTCTGAGTTTCTAAGTTTAAAGAACATATCCTGTACCGGACATTTATCCCCAACCGTTGAAGGTGAGTCTGCGTAAAATCCGTTGCCGTCTCTATCTTCTAACCAATAGACATATTTACGAACGAAAGGTTTACGTGGATTTTTTACATTAGGAAGAAACCTAATTAGTGAACGGTAAGTACCGTCTTGCCCCTGATCGGGTTTTGGTGTGTACAGATCGCTGCTTGGTGCAGGTCTGTCTCCAGTGTCAAGGTCCTTGACGCTTACACTGAAAATGTCGAATTCATTTGCCATTTTAATTGCCTTTTTATTTTACTTTGTTATTAATTAATGGATATAACGCAGCGCTGCCTATTTAACTTGCCCGGGAATTGCCAATATACTTTGCCTTGTTATATGCCTGTTTATAAGTCACTGAATAATCAGTTCCTTTGTTATTTATATATTCATATCTCTATTTAGTTTCACACTAAACAAAAAAAAATTATTCTATAATAGCTGTTACATCAGAATCTCTAATACTGAATATCTTTTCACCGTTATAAGTAAATTCAGTTCCTGCTAAGTCATGAAATAATACTGTCATTCCTACTTTATAGTCTGAATCTTCTATATCTTCACCAACAGATAATATAACACCTGAATATGGTGGCGCATATTGGCCTTCAGATTTCGGTACATAGATGCTCCCAATTTTTTCTGGTTGCTCATCTTTTTTAAGAAATATTCTATTTTTTATTGCCTTTATCATAATTTTCTGAAACTAAATTCTAAACTCTATATATAAAATATACCTAATTAAAGAAAGAGAAGTATCTAATTACTAGCATTTAAGTATATTGTGGTTTTAATGTATAAAGTATTTTACTGTTCACTTTCCTTTTTCTTATTTGCATTTAATATAAAGTACGCATCTACAAGATCATCTATTGGTTTAGGGATCTTTTCTGTAAAGTCTTTACCTTGAGTCCATTTCCATAATTTAGTTTTCCTTAAATCACTGTCATTAAAAACATCGTCTTGGAATGCCTTTACCATGTAATGTTTATTTGCATTACCTTTACCTGCTAATTTTTTAACATGTGATGGTTGATAAATTGAAATATTTTCTACACCCCAAGAGTTTACAATTTCATTTCTTAAAAATGTATTGTATTGGACTATGTCAATAAAAGAATTACCTTTTGATCCATAAGAGAATCCCTCTAATGCAATCTTATGGTTTTGTGTCCCATATAATGTTATTAAAATATTTGAAATTAAGTCGGCTATATTTTGCCCATCTGTGAGTTTTTCCCTTTCTCTGAGTAAAAAGTCTTTATCTTTAACTTGTCTATAATAAGGGAATCCTAATATTGTTTTATTATCCATTAATTCTTTATGAACCGAAAATGATTTGGGTGTTTTTCTACCTTTTTCATCCCATACCCTATTACCATAATTAAAGAATGTAATAAATGTGTATTTGCCTTTATTGTCCTGTGTACATGCGCCTGGACTATTAAGAGAGAAATCTATACCTGAGTAAATCAATTATATTGAATTAAATGCGCTTACCTAATACTGCACCTAATGCAGCACCAATTAATCGACTAGTTAATAAATCATACAAGGCACCTTTCTGAATACCGAGTACTTTTGCGATAGCCTTTCCTACCGTTTTACCTAAAGCAAAACCAGTAAGACCACCTAAAACAGATCCTAATATACCTTCATTAATTATTTCTTCCATAATAACTTCTAAGTCTTTACCATTATTATGTTCTTCCATAATTCTATCTACTGCATTATCAATTGCAGTTTCCTGTTCTTCAGTTAAATCATGAGATTCATTTAGTAAATCTTGTATATCTATTGAATCATTTGTTGATTCCGTAAGATAGTCTTTGAATGTTTTCATTGCTTTTCTATTTGTTTATATATTAGGTTAAGTTAACTATAGTTTCTAAAACGTTATAGCTAAATTCAATATCAAATGTTTGAAATTCAATTGTGTTACTTGAGAAGTTTAAATCTAATGCACTAACACCAGTCATTATCATATCTTTCAATTGAACAGTTACAAATATTTGCCCTTCACCATCAATCATCTGTAAACCGACACCTTCAGGTACAAATGGAGTTTTGCCACTCTGCTTATAATAATAATCAAAAACATCAACAGCCATCCAATAATTAATCCAACCATCAAAGGCTTGCATCGTAACAGTTAACGATTTATCAAAAAGTTCTTGTTTAGGTAAACTAGTTCTAAATTTTCTGGTATTACCTGGAAAGTCATTTTGTGATACTGCATCAAAACTCGGTCCTGGTAAATTCATTGACTGGATTCCGTAATTAAAAAAGTCTATCGGTTCTTTAATCATTGAACCTGGCATACGATTTAAATATGGTCTATACTTATCTGCAATTTCCTTAGGGATAAAATTTCTAGGGAATTCAAATTTAAATTGATTATTTCTTGCGCTTAATAGCATATGATTTTATTTTTATAAGAGTTGGTTTCCACTACCTGTCGTACCTTGTAAACCATCACTTTCTACAATAAATGTCCCAAGACCACCTGTAACAGGATTGTTTGATGTATTGAACTGTTCATTTAAAGCAGATGCGTTTTCCCAGTACGAAGTATTATTAGTATTAGCAGCAGCGGTATTTGATATTATATTAAGCCCTGATTGCTGTGATATTGCAGATTTCATAAAGGTTGATGCTGCTTGTGCAGCTGCTGATTCCGCGACTATAAGATCCGATTGTGATTGGTCTAATTGTTCATATAATACAGCATTCTCATCACTTAATGAAATATTTGACTGTTCTAATGCATTTAATGTTGCTACCATTTCTGATATAGTTTGATTCCTTTGTCCTACTGTAGTTTTCAACACATCTATTTCACCTTGTAATTTAGCCAGCTCTTCAGAATACAGTAGTGATTGTGCATTCATTTTTGTTGTTAGACTTTCTTGAGCTGCATCAGTTAAGCCTAAAAATGTACCAGTATATAAAACACTTTCATCACTAATACCAAATTCATCTTCCATTCTGGTTGATATGTAAAAGTTTTTATTATCTAATGATAATATCTTTTTTGAATTTTCTTTATCTATTCTAAATAAGACTTGACCTTGCGCCAAGTCAACATTTTCAACCTGTGTCCAATTAGGAATTCTTATTTCATCGTTTTCACCAACAAAAACCAAAGTAAGAGTACCAACATTACTTAAATCAATAGGGGAATCTGCTAAGTCACCATTTTCACCAGTTTCATCAAATATTGTAAAAATTACATAATCATCAAATGGTGAAATTCTTATTTGGCCATCGCCTTGTGGCAATGCTTCAGCTGTAGGATTAAGAGATGTAAATCTTTTAAAATATTCAGCTTGATTAGATGTAAATGTCTCGTTAGTTTGTACTGCCATCTTCTGTATCTGTTATTGTTTGTATTTTAGCTGGTGAAATTGCAGCCTTTACATTTATCCTATCTCTAAACGTAGTAATATACTTATTTTTTACAACTAACTGTTCAACTATTTCAGTAGACGTCTGCCCTGGGTTATTTCCAACACCCCCATTATTAACAATAATATTTGAACCATCATCATTAGCCAATTGGTTATATACATTAGCAACAGTAGGAACTACACCTAAATTAATTTTCATTAATCGTCTACCATATTTTTTAACATCAAACGAAGTTAGTTTTGCTGATTTTAAAATCTGCGTGTTATCTGCCCTATTGTATAATCTTAATAGGTAATTAATTGAAAAAGATGTAGCAATAGCACTATTTAAAATAATAGGCCTAAATAAAATAGGATTATCAAAATTAGTAGTTTGTGTAAATACCTGAGTACTTGTTTTAACAAATGAAGTATTTATTTGTTCGCTTACATTAATTTCATGAAATACTACATAGTCACCACCTGATGAATTTAACTGAGCAATAAAATTAGAAAAAGTAGAACCGGTTACTTCACCAGATAGTTCAAAATAATCTCCGCCATCTGCCTCTACAACACTTGCATATAGATTATCATAAATATCTCTACTAGGTAAACTTACTGCATTTATTTCCTCTACATTATAATAGTTATAACCGTTATCAATAATCGTTTCATAAATACCGGTAGCTTTAAATGTAATAGTAGGTGTACTAAGAAATCCCTGCCCTTCAGTTAGACGATATCCTAAACCGTTAGGTACAGCATTACTGAAACCGTTATTCATAAAGAATAATGAAGGTACTCTCCATTCTATATATGTAGCATAAAGATTATCATTAATTAAAACTGGATCTGGGTTAAATACAGGCGTATCAGTTTTTAAGAAATTTATAGAAGATAAATTAAGTAAAGTACCATCTCTCCTAGGAACTAGCGTTTCAAATATTATTCCGTCATAGCCTGTAAAAGTAAACCCTGCGACAAAATGTACTCTTATTTTATCATATGCTATATTTTGCTGTGGGTTAAATGTCTGTAGTAAATTTGCACTATCAGTTAACTCAGGATCAAAGTCATTATAAGGTACACCAATATCAGTATCTAAATATGCATATTGTGTTTTATTTTTATTAATCGCTGCCGCTGAAATATCACGATAGTTACCCATCTCTGCAGATACACTATCAGTATTAAAAAGATAGCTACCATCAGTATGACCATCTCTCATTATCTCTATAGGATAAATGGATGTATTAAGTTCCGTTGGGCTAGTTTGACTAGTGTATATGTACTCTAATAAAATACCGTCGGATAATTGTATAAATTTAGATGATTCCATTCCTTTTATTTATTTACCATTGTAAAAACTTTGGTGTATAATTTAAACCAATGCCTACATATGGGCTTATCTGCTCACCGCTTAAACCAACACCTAACTGTAAACCTAAGCCTAATGTTTTTCTATTTTCATATTGTAAACTTTTAAATGCTTTACTCTTTTGGTCAATTAATATTCCTTCGGCACTATTAAATGTAGTTCCAGGATAATCGGTTAAAAGATTTACAAATAATTCTTTTGATTTAGTATCTTTAATTAATGATGCAGTTAAAAATATATTTTGTTCTAGTCCTATACTAGCATTACCAAACGATATAAGACTATCAGAAGTTTCATAAGGTATTATAGCATCAATTGTTCTAGAGCTTTTACCCCATTCTTTTTTATCTGAAAATGTTAAAGCTGAATTAAAATCTCCAATCACAGTATTTATAACAGTATCAAGTATAAATACAGGTACCTCTACAATAACCTCTTTGATAACAGTCTCGGTTTTAATTATAGTTATTGGCGGTTTCCCTTTTTCAAATTCTAATTCATTTTCAATTTCTTCTAGCGATAAATTTAAAGCCATTATCTCGGCTACCGCATTACCGTTAGCATCAATATAATTTTCAATTGTGTCTAGTGATGCTTTCCAATTATTTTCAACTCGGTAAACTTCATTCTTTACATCATCGGTAGCTTGACACTGTCTTAATAGCAAAATACATAACACTACAATACCACCTAATAAAAACATCCTTGTATTTTTAGGGTCAGTTATTGTAGCTAATATATTTCTTAATATTATCATATGCTGTTTTCGTATACTTGTAATAATTTATAAGGAGTAACTTCACTCTCTCCATATTTCTTTATTAATTTATCCATAAACCTTTTTTCATTAGTTTTCATGTCCTCTAATTCATCAAAAAGATCATCTCTTTTCTCTGCTAGGCTTTGAATACTTTTTTGCATTAGATCAATCGAAGTTTCTATTTCCTTGTATCTATCTACAAAATTTATTAATTCTTTAGTTTCTTTCTTTGTCATTTTTAATTTTTTAATTAAGGCATTAATTCATATGAAAACGTAAATCTATGTAAAGATGAATAAATTGCACTAGCCTCACCTGCGACACCTAATGTGCTCTCTGATCCAGAACCAGTTGTATCAAATACTAATCTATTATTTATTGGATTAGACTGAAGGTTAATCCACAGAGCTTGCGAACTAACATCATTGTTAGGGGTTGATGGATCGTTTAGAGATCCACCTTGTACAGTACCGGAAGTCGGTGCTACTTGAAGAGGTGCAGTTAAATTGCCCACCAGCCATGGTAACGTACCACCAGTGTTTGTTGAAAAACCGCTCCCAGTTATACCATTGTAAATAAACTGGCCACCACCTTCATATCCACCATGACTATCACTGTTCATAGCACCTTGTGCAGTTCCACTAATATTTAAATTTCTACTTCCTTTTTTAGTCCCGGAAGAAAAAGTGTAATCTGTAGCATTACCAGCTTCAGCAACTTGTACAGGAAGAGGTATCGGCCCAACTAATAAATTAGACTTAGGAATACGATTTACCGGCAAATTTGAGTATGCCGCATCTGCTTGAGCTGGTGTCGTACCAGCAAAATCAGGCCAAAATGATACTGATGAATTTGCACCAGGCGCATTTGGAGAACCGTTTCTATCAATAACCCATCTAATCATACCACTTCCTGAGACGACTCTACCTACTCGTTGCCATTGATACCTGTACTTAAAGCCATAATCATCATTATTCGTGCTTTGCCACATGTCAACAGTACTTGAAAATCCCTGTGACCCACTCATAAATGTCTGTTCTTGGATCGTAGGGCCACTCCATGCACCACCAAATTTAGAAATATAATGGTCTCCTACATAATCACCCCAAACCTTAAATGTTTGTCTAGATCTATATTGATCTCCTACATTAGTACCACCATAAGGGGTAGATGGTGTTGGGTTATTTGGCCAGGACGCGGCGGCAGGAGCACTGAGAGGTATACCTTGATTAAGGGTCTGCCCGCCATTAAAACCTTGACTTCCATTTGATCTATTAACACCTCTTGCATCTCCAATACCATATAGATATGTTGTACCGCTTATATTATCACCACCCTTTGTACCAGATGGCCCAAACTCATCTTGATTTAAACCAATAGTTACACCACTACTAGTCTCTCCGGTGTTTTTAATATTAGTAGTCGTAGTGTCAGCCGTACCCCATAGTCTTATAGATGAATCCATGACAGTTACCAATGGGGATGGCTGGAGTGGTGGGTTGGTTTGAGTAGCATTGTCTGGTGAATATATCCATATTCCTCCAGCTGCAGTTCCTGAAACAGTAGTACCCCCCTTTATATGTAATACACTTTCAGGTTCTAGTGAAATGTCTACTGCCGGGCCGACTGTAGAAGCCTTAGCATAAGGTCCTTTTATCATTGCCCCGCCTGGGAATCTCTGCCACGGGGTACCCCCTAGATTAGTCGTACCACCCTCAGGGCCAAATCTTATTGTAGGATTATTAGAACCGCTACCGCCTATTGGACCTAAGGATGCGCCAATTACTATAGCAGGTTTGTCAAAATTGCCAGATATGAATATAGGATAGCCAAAGTATGCTGTCTTAGGTATCAGACCGCCAGCATTAGTAGAAGGTATTGTTATAACAGGTGTTGGCTCTACCGCAGTTCCTGTATCTACCGATATTGCAATATCCCCACCGCTTCCTGTAGTTAATGATAAATCTTGACCTTTGCTACGAAGAGATAAGTACCCAGATCCAAGTGAACCTGAATCTATATTAATACCACCTCCCATACCAGGATTTAATGTTTGAAGATTTATATTACCTGCGCCCATAGCACTATCATCAGTAATAAGATTAATAGCACCTGCAGTTTGATAAGTGGCTAATGGGTTATATATAGCTCCATAGCCCGCTGCTATTGTTACACCTGACTGATCACTCAGAAGTGTAGAAATTAATACACCGGTTGTAGGTATACTATCGACATCATTTCCAATTACTATACCTGTACCTCCTCCCCCATTCATAAACGCGCCATCGTCACCTATGACACTTACTGTACCTGTTAAACTCTTAAGTTCTGCGTTAAGATTAGATCGTAGTTTTATAATTCCCCCTGAATCGGCTTGAATTGTACCTGACTCTATTAAAGTAACACCGTCATAAGTACCTGTAATACCACCAGGTACTACAATGTTACCGCCACTCTGTATTCGTGTACCTGCACCTGCACCAAGAGTAACAAGATTTAATTTAGCAGAATTTCCACCTACCATTGTATTTAACTCAATATTTAAATCTGATGTTTCAATTCCACCACCGACACTAGTACCACCTGCTTTAACACCAGTTGTTAAATCAATCGATAAACCAGCCCTCAGATTTAATCCTCGTTCCGTTGCGCTCAATTGTATACCGTAAGTTGCTGCCTTACTACCTGGTGTAGTAGCAGTTTTTCTTGTAATTAGAAGTAATGAATCATCTGGTGCTAATTGAATTCCTGCTAATAAAGTTGGATCGTCTTGTTCAAAATTATCATTTATACCGGTTTCACCACCCATAAGCTTAATTGCGCTTACACCACTGTCTTGTTGATGCACTAACATTGACATTACTGTAGTATCAACATTACCAGCCATATCAGTACTTAAATTAAATTTAGGATCAAATGCAATTTGACCAAATGCAATATCGGTCGGTGAAATAGCACCTATCACTACTGATGATAATCCACCATTTCCTGGTGTAGCACCTGCTGTAATTATTGCAGGGTATAAAGCATTTTGATTTACTGGTACATAATTCCCTAGTGGATTATTACCAAATGAATCCCATCCAATGGATATACCCGGGGATCCCTGTGGACCTGTTAAGTTAGTATTTGTAATGCCCCAATTAACACCATCATATTCCCATACTTGCCCATCAGCTTGTAGGTAAAAATCATTATTTAATAAATCAGGTGAAACAATAATCGTATTAGGATTAGTTCCTGGGCTAACTGTAAGGTCTTGATACCATTCGGTTCCTCTTTCACCACGTCCGCCAATAGGACCAGGTAAACCTTGTGGTCCATTTGGACCAGGCGCCCCTCCTCCATTTAAAATAAGTTGATCAAAATTAAAATTTACTTTATCAACGAATTGAGAAATAGTATCTGAGGCTAATATTTCTTGTATGGTAATTGCCATCGTATTCTTATTTTTTAACTATAGTAACACTAAACCCAAATGATTCAGTAAAACCTGTCCTTTTGTTATATATTAGGCTAAGATCAAATGGATTATTATTTATTAATCTTGACCCAACAGCTGTGTTTATGTTTAACCCAGCAGCAGACTTCTCTGTGTTTGTTAATGAGGCAGTAGAATAATCAATAGGGCTATCATCTCTTGTACTCTTTACATAAAAATCTATATTGCCTACTTTATATAATTGCAGTATATTTTGAGTAATGTATCTAATTACATCATCATCAATAGTATCTAAATCACCGTAGCTAAATTCAGGCTTTATAAATTTTACAAATTGCTCTTTAATAGGATCAAATAAAAATTCAATTAATCTTTTTTGTATAAAATTATAAAATTTAATTGACGTATTATTTTCAGTAGTCATAAATGTACCTTCTATTAATGATGGTTGTTTTATAGCACCCCTTACGAATGGTGAATACTCAAATGTTTCTAATTCAATTTGTTCAGGTACTTTTAAATATTTGGAACCAAAAAATGATTTCTTTTCTGTCATTGCTTTAGTACCAATAACAGATTCTACTTGAGATTTATCTATACTCTTTCTAAAATAAGCAGGTTCCCAATTTGATGCGAACGCGTAAAAGTTTCTGCTTGCAATTCCTACTTCATTAATTAAAGGGTATAAACTTAAGAATGCATTATCAATAGAAAGCTCTAATACAGTAGATGGATCTTCTTCATTAACTTTATGATAAAATAAATTCTTTATTTGTCCAAAATTGCTAACATCACTAGAATTAAATTGAGTATTTGTATATCTACATAATTCTAATACTTTCTCTTTATATATAGCATCTTCCGGTATAGGTGGATTAAAATCAACATTAAGATAAGGGTCTCTAAAATATAAAATATCTAAAGCCGTTGGTTGATAATAACCAGCATGCCTTCCTATTGGGGTTATTCTAGGCTTTGTTTGTAACGAAAGACCATAGCCAATAATATCTGTTAAGTTAAACACAGTAGGTTTAGCAGGATCAGGTAATGCTCCAATATACACAGATTTTAGAATGTCCGACTGTGACCTTAACTCAATAGAAAAGGTTTGTGCAATATTTCCATCAGAGTCTAATACACGGTTACCGTTTTTATCAATAGTTTCATATACTATAGATGGGTCTCCTAAATTAACATTCTTAAAAAGAGTAGCAGAACCAATATCGGTTAATCTGGTAGAATAAGCATCAAACCCACCACCAAGAGTAATGTATGAGGCTTGTAATAAAGCAGCTGTTGTTGGTATACCACCACCAGGGAAAAATGCCACACCATTTACTGTTATAGTAGATGCATAAAATTCAGTATCAGATACTACTCTTATAATATCACTTATTTCATATACATCTGCTCCTATTTGAAATTGTATTGTATTAAATAATCCATTACTCCCTCTCCTAATATCAGATAAAAATTTTGTATGAACATTATTTATATCAGGTATTCCTTTAAAAAGAAATGCATTAACCACAGGGTCAAACTGAGCGGCATTCAACGCAATCGTACCACTTAATGAACCGTTTTTATAAATATATTCACCTTGCGCATTTTTTTCAGGTTCACATTCATTAGGTGTACTTTGTGTTTCATATTCATTTCTTAAAGAATATAATGCAGTTCTATCAATACTTTGTTCTCCATTATTAAAACATTCATTATCTAGTGTTAAAAAGATCATCATTACAACAGTCTTCCACTTTTCATTCTTTACAAATTTTACTTGTGTAGTAGGTTTACTTGGCGCGTTAGGTATCAGCATTACAGAAAATCGATAATCATTAAAGCTACCATTAGTAAGATATTTTAATGACCTGGCATTAAAGTTAGGCTTTTCTTTAGGGTTAGCTTTTGATTTTGCTATAATTCTAACGCCTCTTAAAAATGTTTCTGAAAAGTTTTTTTCATCACCACCATTAAACCTACCATATCTAATTTGCCTGTCTATTAAATTAATATTCCCACCTGTAGTAAACTTATCAACAATAAAATAATCATTAAAATAATCTTTATCAACCTTTTGGAAAGTACCTGGTGTATAAACTGCACCTGTTATAGGATTAGCTTCAATAGTATCAGTTGGTGCAGAATCAATATAACTCCAGGAGTTCTTAATTGCTTCATTGCCGAAATAATCAGGAAATTCACATAAGTAATACCACTCGTGAGTAAACCCTTGCGCAATTTGGCCTACTTCCCATTTAGATGGTGCAAAATTATTTTGACCAAATGCTTCATTAACATTTAAGCTATATGGTAAATTTCTAACATTTTTACCATCATTTAACCAAGACCATTTATTTATATAAGGAATTACTCTAGATGCTGTTGCCTGTTGCGTCAAGTAATTTTCCTCAAGCCTATCATATTCGGATTTTATAACAGTATCAAAAGTTTCATCAGGTGATGCATCTTTTAATAAACCTATTAATCTAGCAAAACCACCATCATCATAAAATGCTCTAACTTCTGGATTAGCACTGATATTAATATAAACACCATCATCGTTTGTTTGATTATAATTTTGGATCTCATAATTAAGCTCACCTAATTTACTATACATAGTGCTATAAAAATCATAATCAAAATCCTTAATAGGAAATATTGAAAACCTACCAAAGGATGGCCTATAATCAGAGTATAAAGCAACCTGCCCACTACGAGTGATATTTATTTGATCGTCATTAAGTGTTATAATTACATTTTCGTCTACGCCTTCGTATCCTATAATTTTACCAGCTTTATTTATTATTGGATTATCTAAATATGGCACCCAATCCCCAATTTGAGCAAACCCATCCTTAGACTGTATCCAATTACCTTTTATAAATCGATTCTGGTCACCGTTTGCAACTTTAAGTAAGGAGCCTTTCACATCATTACCACCTACAAAGTTTTTAGTGTCATCTACTACTGACGATAAAGGATATGTTAAAATTGAGTTTATCATTAATGGATAATCTACAAAATCCATCTTAAATCTTAATCTATTAAATCTATCTCCACCAAATCTTGATTGAATAAAAACAGTACTGTTATTATAAGAAGCTTCAAAAAATCTAGATTCTACAGGTATTCCGATATTAATAGCTGACGTAATAGATTTAGCAATTTCATCAGGTGTACCGTTAGGATTAAAAAACTGAAACTTACTCTTACCTGGTTCAGGTACTTCTATTGAACTAGCAGCAATTTGACCTACCTCATTAATACCATCATAGAAAGTAATTCTAAATCCATCAGTTAATTCATCTAATATATCAAACTTACACGTGGCTTTACCTTGCTGTGGTAATATTTTGGCATTAGCATATGTATCAGGATATTTAAACCCAGTAAGAACCGAAATGTCAATTTTAGTATCAAAAATTCGTATTTCATTATTACCCCATTGAGAGCCTTTCTTAACAGTATGAAAACTATTATTTTTATCCTTAATATAAAATATTGATTCTACTTCATCCACTCTCTGTGGTGTAGGTAGGCCTGTAACTGTTGTAGTTTTAGCAGGGTCTAAATAAATAAGCATACCGTTAGTGTTTGTCATCTCAAACGGTGTGTTAAGTTGCTCAGATACTTCAGTTATTGTTTTAATCTTAGGCAGCTGAGTTTTTTCTGTATTTTTATAAAAGCCTTCGCCTGATATATCAAATAATCCTTCTTCTATTTCATTTACATATAAACCAAAATAGCGATTCATAGAATAATCAGGTGCATCCGCATCAGAAAACAGAAATTCTAAATTTATTAAGTTAGCTAACAATACACCGTTTCGCTGAAACCCTTCAGTAAAGAAGAATTCATTTTGTATTATTGTAGCATCTTTTGTTATTAGATCACCGTATGCAAAGCTACCGCTTGAGGTAAACCCACCCTTTGTATAGTTAATACCTGCCCATTGTATTGGTTCATCGTTTCTCCATGAAATATTTAAAGGTGTTTCAGGAAAAGATTCTTGGTTTCTATAATTTCTTATATAAGAACCTAATAAACTATTGCTACTTAAATCAAATGTTTTAATTGCAGTACAATTTTCTAGAACATTTTTTGTAAATGCTGTCGATGTTTGTGCGTCTAAATAATTAGTGTTTTCTAAAGATTCTTTTATGTTATTTACTGCTGCTGGGTTATCTATTCTAAATATTACAAAATTATTAGGAATCTGTTCATTTAACCAGAGCGGTGATAGCATCCCTAAATTTTCTGAATACGCTTCAGATGCCACTGACCTTGTACCAGCAGAATAAAACATTTCGTACTGATTTTGGTATTGTGAAAGAACTGATATATCTTGAAATTCTTGGAATACTTCATATGCTAAGTCTTTTGGAAATTTACCACCTTGAAAAAATTTAAAAACATCTCTATCATAAGTATCATTACCACTTACTTTAAAGGCCTTAAATGTAGATGAGGCTAGCTGAGTATTTGCACTAAAAGATTCTAAGTATATGTTATCACCATTACTAACTAACTTAACATTACCTGTTAATTTAGGATTTGTTCTAATTATACTATAAGAAGCCTTGTCTAAAAGTTTTTCAGCCATTTATCTTTCTCTTTTTTTATTTATTCACCAAAGATAAAGATAAAATAAATTAAGAATGTTATTAGCCTATTGGTCCAGCACCACCGTTAACATTAGCAAGCTGTATTCTAGAAACTCTTGTTTGATTTACCGAAGGGTTTAATCCTGCTACTACTTTCTCTAAATCATTTAATCCTTTAGTAACTGTCTGTGATGGGAATACATCTATATTTAAATTATCCGATCTGTATTTAGCAAAAACCTCAATGTCATATTGGAATACCCTTTGATTATTAGGATATAAATCAAAACCAAGCTTCTTGGTATATGTTACATTTACAGTAGCTCCAGTAGAATCACCTGCAATATTACCTATACCACCAGAAGATCCTGCTCCTGTACCAAAGTAATCTGTCATTCTATATTGAAATACCAGAGGTATATTAATAGAATTTTGCTGGCCGAATTGTACAACCTCCTCAGATTGAACCGAGTCTCCATCTACTTGAATATTTTGATGAGTATCAGTAGATACAAATAAATAAGAACCACACGATTGTTTACCTAATAAATATTGGTCAAAACTATCAAATGCAGTTTTTACATTTCTTTCATATCCATTACCATTATTAGTAAGATCTGGGTTTAATACATCATTAGATAAATTAGATATGGCTACTAATGATGGGCTAGCGGCTAGCACTGTATTATTAGCATCATTAAAAGTAACAGGTTCTGTTAAACCTAGTGCAATAAGATCTACTGCGTTTTCATTTAAATATATTGATTGTTGTTTACCATAACTTTCATCAGACTGTAAAGGTATAAACTTAGATTGTCTAAATAAAACATCTGCAGTTCCTGCACCAACTGTTGCTGATGAACTAGTACAATCAACTGCAACACCAGGGGCTGCTGGTAAAGTTGCATTTACTCCACCTAAACTATCACCAGTTTGTAAAATATAATTTGATCTATATGCAGCATAACTTTTAACGTATGGGTGCTCAGTATGTACATCAATAACATCATCATTACCTGCTATATAACCGTTGGTAACAAAAGGTACTCCAGTTAAATCAAAACCACCTCCCCAGAAAAAATCAGTTGCTACACCTGTATTAGATGATGCACTCCTTCCATAAAAATTTTCTGCTTTGTCTAGGTTTACAATAAAGTCACCATCAGGGTTTCTATAACTATAAAAGTTATCTTCTGACGAAACGTCACTAAATCTACTATATAAGAATTGATTTTTATTTTGTGCTGATTGGTATGGCGCAATAGAAACATCTTGTCCAAATTTCCATGAATTACTCGTGGCCGGGTTAGTTAATAAGATTGGAGTTAAATCATATTTTCTAATTGTGTTATAATCAGCATCATCAGCCGTGTATGTATTAATACCTGAGCTCTGGTTTATTGAACTATTATCTAACCATGAATATGTTGCTGGCAAAATAGTAGAACCGTTAGTAACATCTGCATTAGTAAGATATGGACTTATTGGTGGATTTTCAGATTGCTTAACCATTCTAGTTCTATTACCTGCTATTCTAGCAATTAATCTTAATCCACTTTGTGCAGTGTTTGCAATATTAATAAAGAAAGTTTTTGATATAATCGCCCCTCTAGGATCATCTAGGTTAGCAACCTCTTGTGAATAGAAACCAGCAAAAATACTTGTTGTTGCATTTCTATTAAGGTTTGTAACATTACCTTGATCATCCACCAAAGTAGTTCGTAATTCACCCTGTGCAGATTGTAAAATCTCAGAAAACAAATCTAATTGATTTTGCATTTCTGTTAACTTAGTAAATAAATCAATAGGTGTTTGATTCTCAGATAAAAACCCAGAAGCAATAACTGGAGATGAATGTGCATAATATGTTTCATTAGCAGTAAACGAGCTACTTAAGTGTTCTTGTATTCCTAGTTCATTTAAATCTTGTTCTAGTGAAACTTTTGCTAAGTCTTGCTGATTTTGGTTTATGATTGCTTCGGTAGCGTTATCAGAGCTAAGATCTGCAGGAAATGGAATTATAACAGCGGTTGACCAATCGCTCTCTAATGGGTTAGATGGCCATCCAGCCTCACTTATAGATTTAACTTGCACCTCAACCTGTTCACCCTTTCTTATAGGTATATCTAATTGATTAATGTTTACCGACTCTGCATTATCAGAATCAATTGGTACCCATTCATAAACACCAGTTAAAGAACTTTTAACTCTAGGTCTTAGTGTACTTTCTATTATTGAATAATTTGAAAATGCACCCTGTGATGTACCTGAACCATCTTTAAATTCAAATTGATTAACAGGATTTGCAACGCCGTCATTAGATAAATAACGATATCTTATTTTAAATTTAACAACAGATTGTGGCCCTGTAGCTGGAGTAGATTTTTCTAACGGCATAGACCAAAAACCTCTTACTCTATATTTAGGTGTAATACTTGAAACAGAATTATCTTTAGCTTTTGCATCAATCTCTTTTACAACCGACGAGTATAATTCAGCTTGAGAAGATCTCTCTGTAATTAAACCTTGTAATGCATTCCTATCAGCATCTCTTTCTACTTCAGTAGAATAATTAGTAGTTTGTATTTTAGTTCTACTTTGTTGAATTGCTACATCGAGTTCCTTTAAAGTAGACTCAATAGTATTCTTTTGATTATTTAAATCGGTAAGCTCAACTATAGCTGGTGAATCGCTTACTTGTGCATTAATTAATTTAACAGCAAAGTCTTCTGTATTTATTGTAGGTGAGTTAGGCTTAAGCCCTTCTCTTGTTGTTGGAATTTTATCATCAGCAAAAGAAAGTAGCATTGATCCAAAGTCAATTGCGCTCTGTTGATAATATTCCGCGAGTGTTTGGCTAACACCTGCCGAATTAATAGTAGTAAGTGTATTTGTATAAAACGCACTCCCTGGTGACCAATTCACTGAAGGTATTTTAGAATTAGGATCTATCGGTTTTACAAAAGTAACACATCTTTCATTGAATCCCACAGTAACATCTACCTGCACATTATCTTCTACTGATGATGCGATTTTTAACATATCAGAACCAATTAAAACAGGATCAGACCCTTCAACTAATTCTAAGATAACTGTATTTGTACTAGAATCTAATTTAGTAATTTTATATCTTGTACTAATAGGATTGTTAATTACCTCAAGACTATCTCCAACTGCTAATTGGATAGTATCATCAAAGTTTGCTTCAGAATCAGTATAAAAAATCTTATTTAATTTATATTGCTTTTTCTGTGATACTATAGTAACACCATTCACTTCTTCTGTAACAGTAGCATCTGATATTCTAAGTACGCTAAAATCACCAGTATATCTTTTAGATCTAGGAGGTAAATCAACGACGGCTTCATCTAATACATATGATATATTTCTTTCTACGATTTGCTGTAAAAAGGTAGTGTAATCGATGTCTGATCGCCCTTCATAATTACTATTAAAATAATTAACCTTAGATTGTGTGTTAGTGTTAAGTATGTATCTTCTTATGATTGCTCGTTCAGTATCAATAGGTACTTGTCCAGTTAAATCAAAAGATACATATAATAGAGGATTTATTAATTCTTCAAAAAACCAGTTAGGCTTTATATTAAATCGCTCTATTGTATTAATGCTAGATAAATCATTAGCCTCTACAGGCAATTGTGCCAATACCAACTTTCTAAATGTACCATCAGATAATCTTATAGAACTATTTGACCCATTTACATTTGTAATTGTATTAAGATTATTATCTAATCTATCTATGGAATTTTTAAGAAAACCAAAACTTGGAATAGTAACTCTAGAATTTGTACCGTTATCGTTTTGAATATTAATAGTAACAGATTCATTACTTGAAGTTATGGCCTGATTAACCTTTTCAAAACTCTCTAAGGAATTATTAAATAACCTTAGAAGCTCAGGTAAAAGTGTTGATATTGAATTATTTTCAGCCATTAGTTATGCTTTCTTTTATTATTTATTTAATTATATCGTACACAAAATTTAAGACACCTTGTTCAGTGCATATAAATTCTATGATAGGTTTTTCGGATATATCACTATTTGTTATAACACCCATAGAAATTCCAAATGATCCAGCGTTTAATCTACTTGGTGCATCTGTCCAAACTCTGATATTTCTAGAACCTATGTTTAAATTATTATTAAATGTTAATCTTAATGTTTGTCCGGTTGACCATTGTATATCAGTATCATCTATATAAATATTTAAATCACCACCTGCTTCGTTAACAGTATCTAACCTTAGCATATTTGTATAAATTCTAAGATCTGAAAATACTTGAGGCGTTGCTTGATTTAAGTTAAGAGGATTAAGTGTAGTAATTTCTAGTTGATCTTTATCAAAAGGAACCATTATATTATACTCTTGGTTTGCTAATGAAATAGTTATAAGGTTTGGGGTATTAGTATCTACGTTTATTCCAGTACCTTGTCTAATTACATCAGTATTATATTGTAATGTAATAGGAACATTTCCATTTGCTAATCCTTGAATTTCATCGGAGTTCTTAGCTATTAAATCAAGCAGAACAGTATCATTAGCAAAAGCAAGATTAGCATTATCCAACTGTCTTTGTACACTATTAAGCTGAGCCTGTAATGAAGTAACATCAGAAACATTTGTTATTTGATTTTCTAATGACTGTACTTTTTGGTCTAATTCAGAAATTTCTAATTGTTGGGTCTGAAATATTTTTGCTGATTCTTGAAGCTGTGCAGTTGCTTCACTGAAGAGCTGCATTGAAAATGTATTATAGTCATTGACAATTGTGTCAATCCCGGCCGTTCCTGGTGAAGCATCAAATCGCAAATTGATTTTAAATCCATAACTGTTTCCATTCTGTCCTGTAACTTTATTAGGTTTATATTTTGGGTATCTTTGGATATAACCACCATCGGTTGTAGGTGTTATGTTATCTACAAGTAAAATACCATAAAGGTTAGTAACGGTATTTGCTGTGTTACTAGTATCTACTAAATCGTAATAAACCAATACCGCGTTAAATTCAAATGTACTTGCTAAATCAGTTCCATTAAATTGAGGTATTGTTGCAATCGTTGGGTCTGTTATAATCTGCTCATAATCGTTAGGTGTAAAATCTACAGAAATTCCATCTAACTGAGACCTAACATAAGCAGAACCATTAAATCCAACGGGGTTATTATAATCACCAGGATATTTTTGTATATCAACGCTGATAGGTGATGTGAATGATATAGGTTCAGTAAAATAAGAATCCAATGATGTTGGTGGAGTAGGTTCATTCATCCAGTTTGCATTAGAATCTGTATACCCACCTGAGTTTGCTCCTAGTAAAGGTTGATCATAATCATAAAATGCATTTATACTTAATCCTTGTGGTTGGATTGTACTAGCATTACGGCCTAAGATAAATTCGTCTTTACCTTGTATCCTTAAACTTGGTTGATAATTTTCATCTGAAATAGAGTCAAATAAAATAGTTGGAGTACCGCCTACTTCAGTAGGTACATTAATATAAAGTTCTGTATAAGCTTCACCTGCTTTATCTACATTATTAACAATATCAATATCACCTACATATTGTACAACCTTTCTATATTGTCTTGCGCCTGTTTTAATCTCGTCTTCTTCAACAAATAAAGGTCTTGAAACTCCAGGATTTTTTTCGAGATTAGTAGCAGCACGAAATCGCATTGCACCAGTCTCTTTCATCCATTTAAAAAATACTCTTTCAGCAACAGATCTCTGTATAGTATTATCATAGGAAGCATCACTAATAATCAATTCTTCTAAGTTCAGCGCGTAATTCTGAAGACTCTCTGTAAAATTAACATTAGGATCACCTTTTAATCCACCGCTAAGAATCATACCATCAATA